TAGCTCAGAATATTCAGCTGATCGCCCGAGGCCAGCGTGGTGCTTGCCTGAGTATCAATCCAGAAATCATCGTCAAAAGCTGGTGCGATAACTTCAGTGTCTGAGATTGTTGCAGCAGCCAGCACTGCGTTGGTATTAACTGCCGTGTTCAGCTCAAGCTTGTTTGCGACAAGCTCAGCCGCAAACTCAAGATATCCCGGTACCTGCGGGGTGCGGATATTGATTGAGCGTACTGCGCAAGTTGGGAATTCATGCACCTTAGCGCTCGACGATTCGTATCCAACGCTCAAATACTTGGCATTTCGAGTTTCGTTGAAAGTAATCGTGTGCTTGTAATCACTCTGGCTTGCGGTAATTTCAGACCCGACAGTATCGGTGCCCATGAACTGAGAGAGCACCTTACCGAAAGCGCTGTTATAGTGAGCATCACCAACTAGATTCAGCGTCGGCTTTTCATTGCCACGGGTAGCGCCTGGAATAAGCGAATAGCCCGAGCCAGTAGCGCGAGCATTGAGAATCGACTCATTCAGAGCGTGAGTAATTTCACCGATAAACTTGTCGCCAGTAGAAGCAGCTGAAGCTGTTCCCCATGTCGAAGCAACCTTGACGGCTGCGCTTGTTTTTGAACCTGCTAAACGTGCCATAATTAAAACCTCTCTAAAAAACTAAACTGTTTTTGTGCCGACGTAGGTATGCCCGACCTTCCAAACCTTTTTGCCGTCGATGTCTATTAACTGGGGCCGCCGTAGTTCCTTGAACTCATAGAAATCAACGGTGCCACTCCAGTCTTTACCTAGTTGTGAGCGTACAAGATCGTCGATTAACTCAATGACACGAATCGCCTCGTTGTAGTTTTGTGAAGCATCTGCGCTACTTTTTATCAGGTGATAGTCGACCTCGATTGTGTGCGTGTATCTGGTCACCGCTCCAGAATTGCCGCGCAGGCTCCCTGTTTGCGTTTCTCGCGCCGTGATGTATGTGATGAAATTAATTCGCTCGGCATATCTTAGCCGGGAGTCCTCGCTGATACTGGCCACATCTGCCAGAACATCGTGATCGAATGCGTTGCGCGTCTCAGCCAATACATCGGCATGGTCGAAGATAGCGGCCTTCCATGCTGCTAAAATCTGCGCCGATGTACTCATCTGACGATCCTTGCAAATCCGCGCGTCTGCGCTTTCTGCTCGCGATTGCCCTTGACTACGCTCTTGTCATACTCAACCTGCACTAGCTCCATGAAGCCCTTGGCGTTTGAGTCGTATCGCCTTGACTGTTTATCCCATTTGTCACCATCGCCTTCTGATTCGCTGGCAAACAGAGCGCCGAGAGTTGCAAAGATAACAGCCTTCGAAAGCTGGCTTGGGAATGTGAGATCGCTCCACTCGAAGCCCCTGGCACCGAGCTGAACCTTCAAAAGATCGCGCTGCGTTATCAGCTCATCGGCAATAGCCTCAGCCCCAAAGTAATCAGTGGCCGACTTGCAGACGCTGACGACATCATCAACAGAAACAGCGAGGGCCGAGCCGGTGCCGGATGGCCGCGACATCTCAAGCGCCTGAATGACGATCTGATCATCGCCGCCAGTCTTGAGCTTGTATTTAATAGCTATGTAAAAATACTGATCGTCATCGCCGGACTCTGGATCGGGGTCAGAGATTGCTGTGATCTCGAAATCGCAGGCAGTCCCATTTGCTGCCCACGTTGCTGTATAGGTGGCCGCAGCCCCCGTCTCCGCAACAACCTGAGACCGGGAAGGCTGCGACGAGTAGATAAGGGCCTTGGCCGTATGGGCGGGAATACCCGCTATAAGCTCACCATTCTCACTTGCGTAAGGCGTGAACCGATAAACGAAATCTTTCCCGAAAGGGTACTTAATCATTCAGCCTTGGTCTCCTTGTCCGGCTTCGATAACTTCTTTTCTGCGACACTCTTTTTTGCGGCCTCCTCGGCCTCAAGTGCTGCCAGAGCTTCAGCCGGGATGTCTTTCTTGTCTCCCGCCAAAAATGCGTCTTTGTGCCGCTGTCGATACTTTGCTTTCTGAACCATAAAAACCTCCGTTGGTTATTCAATTCCTTTATCCCGAGCGAACTTGCGAACGATGTGTTCCATTTCCTTCCGGCATTGCTCGATTGAAACCTCTTTACCGAACATTTGCTGATGAAAAATCTTTCGGGCGCGGGCCAGCGTTTCAATCGCGCCGATGAACTTCTCGTCTCGGCTCATCCTTGAGCGTGCCTGAAACTCTGCGTTATCCTCAATTTTCTGAGGCGTCGGGATTTCTCCTGCCGTTCGCGCCTCAGCTATCTGAGCGTTGCGCTCAACAACATGCTGTTGCATCGATTTTGGTAGGTAGAGTCCCGATGCCATCTCTATGCCCCCGCCTTTTTCTCAAGCTCTTTAGCTTTTTTCTCCGCTGCAGCCAGCTTCGCCTTGAGATCGTTCATCTCAATATCCTTGGTCGAGGTATCTGTGCCGATGAGGCGCATAAGAATCGCTTCAAGCTCATCGAACTTGCAGACTCCGGTAGCAGGGTCAACGTGCTGCTTGGCAATCGCTGCTCTTTTTGGATCTGCGTCGTTTATCTTCGGGAAGTTGCCCCAATGAATAACGCGCATCCCCTTTGCCCTTACATACCACTCAATCTTCGCGCCCTGGTCTGGCCTTACACCGATGAGCAGCGTGTGAGTCGAGAACGTGACCTCGCCGTTTTTATCCTGCCCCCACTCTCGATATTTCTTTTCATACAAAACATACGCACCCTGCGGTTCTCTCCAGCCCTTCAGATTGTCGAGCGTCTGTTTGCTAATGGGTTCTACTTTAGTGACGAAAGGCTTGAGTGCCAGTCTAGCCTTTTCCTTCTTCTCCCCAGCCTCAACGGCCTTCTGGTCATCAACTAAAACTTTGGCAAGTGAATCGAGCGTGGTCATCTTTGGTCTCTCCTAAAACAAATCAGAAATAAAAAGGCCCCGGCAGAACTTCCTACCGGGGCCAGTCGATTAAGTATCCGAACGGAAGTTCACTCCGCAGGCGTCGTTGACTTCAGCGACGTCATAGAAGAACAGGGAGGCAGCTTCTGTGTAGAAACCTTCCGCGCCCCTCTTCGTTACCCATACTTCAGGGGATGGATCGAACATTCCCGCAAGCGCCCACATTGGGTGCATGAAAGGCTGCTGATCGTCTCCACCCGTAGCTGCGAACCCAGTGGTCTGATAAACTTCACACAGGCCAGGAATCTGCCCCATGTAACCACCCGTTGAAGGGAGGCCCATCAGAACTTCAAGCATCACGGGATTCACGAAAGCGCTCGCGCCAGTCGTCGACAGAGCCGACTTGATGGCCTTGATTGCCCGAGGGTTACCAATGAAGTGCGGAAGCACCTCCTGATTCGGGCAATTGGCGTTGTGAATCGTGAACAGCGCGGTATACAGGTCATCGAGTGTCGCCACTGACGAACAGGTCACGCCGTTTGAGAACCCTGAGGCCATGCCGATGATGTCGTTAGACACCGCGCGTCCAATCGCCTCGGCTGACTTCTCAACAAGCTGAGCCACCGATGATGTACCGAAACGATCCGCTTCCACGGAAAGCCCGGTCACGATGGCGCATTTTGCTGCGGTCAAGCTCACCGATGTTTCGGTGTACTCACCACCTGAGCCAATCGCCAGCGGCTCTGATTCAGTCAGAGGGTTGGTAACGGTTAAGCTACCTTCCTTTACGACTTTCTTTGTGAGTCCCTGCCCCTTGGTTGGCAGATTGTCTCTCGACAAGCTATTGAGTCCCACCGCTGTTTTTACTAGCGCTGGAGAAACAATAGAGGAGAGCACCTGCCCTGCAACTCCGTTTGCTACTTCTGTTACGTTTGCTACTGCTGTCATATAAAACCTCCAAAAAAACGGCCATTAAAACCGATAAAACGTTTAAAAAACTTTGCGATTACTCGGTAGGCTCGTCGGCCTTCTTTTCATCTTTTGCCTTCTTATCCTTGCCCTTCGGCACCGGTACCAGGACGTACTCTTTCTCGAACTCAGCAACGGTCATCTTGGAACCGTTCACTTTATAACCGAGAAGTTCGTCCTCTTTTTCGCCACCGATAATCGGGTAGGCATCGACAAAAGTCGGAATCGTGTGCGCCTTTACAGGCTGGATCTTTGTTACTTTGCTCATTTCAATCTCCAAAATGATAATTAAATGTTACTCGCTTACGCGCCGAACTTGGTTCCGAAAAGCTCCCAATACCAGGTCTCTGCGGTTATGCCGGTGCCCTTGAACTCTACCGTCTGCGCCGTGGTATTTGCCGAAACAGCGAAGTCGGTTGACGCACCACTCTCCTGAATCGTGACAGTCGGCGTACCAACAAGAGTCACGTTCCCGCCGGATGCTCGTCCCGCAGCGCCCGAAATCTTTGCTACAATTCGAGCGCTGTGATCCGACTTGCGGCCAATCACTAAAGCCTCGAAGCCAAACGACTCAAGTTCTGCAATGGGAATCGAAGCGACTACCGTTGCGGTGTTGTCAGTCGTTGAGACTTTTCCGCTAAATTGCTGCAGGCCGGTGCGTGCGCCCGCTGGCTTAAAAACTGATACATCTTCTAAAACTGTAGGCATAAAATTCTCCTAAAAATAAAAATCAGTTACTTATAAAGTTGGTTAACGAGAGCTTTCCTGACCGCATCAGGTGCCTCAGCGAGCGCTTTCGTCCGAGCCTCAGGGCTCATTCGGTTAAGGGAATCAATGGTCAATTCCCCACCCCCGCCTGGCATCTTCTGCTCGTTAGTCTTGCCGCCCGCTGGCACCTTGTTGACGAACCAGTGATCGTGCGAATCCATCAGCTCGGCGATAAGCTCTGTCTTTGTCATTGGCGTTCCCGCCTTGGTTGGCGAGAGTCTGACTTTGCCATCAGCATCCTTGATTACGGTGTTGCCGCTCTCATCAAGATCGCAATGCTTCCGAAGGTAGTTCTTGAAATCCTCAATTGCCTTCGGGTATAGCTTGTCGCTGGCCTCTGAAACGAAAGCATCAACGATCCGATACTCCTTGAGCTGCCCTTTGACTGTGTTGATCTCCTTGTCCTTCTCGGAGAGAAGTGGTTCGTACTTGCCAGTGACGGCATTTACTCTGCGCTCAAGCTCCTCATCAAACTTCTTTGGGTCTTTTTCTGCGGCCTGCTTCGCGAGGATGTCGCGCTCCTCGGCTGCGGCAATCAAAGACTCAAGGCTCTTGCCGTTTAAGGTCTTTTCAACCGTGGTGAATTTGCCCATCCACGTTTGCGCCTGCTCCCTATACTTATTTGCATCGGCCTCAAGCTGCGCGATCCTCTGCTCTGCTGTAGGCTGCCCGGTCGGTTCGGTCGTCATTTCAATCGTCTCCCAATAAAGTTACTCATCAAGTCCCTAAAATCTTGCTCGCTCTTTTTGCTGATAAGGAAAAACTTTCTCTTTTTCATATTCCCGAGCGCTTTTAATGCGTCTTTACCGTTGATGAATACCTTCACAACAATCTTCTTGCCCTGAATAAACACGCCTGACTGAACTGCCCTCTGCATGTCCCCTGAGAGAATCAGATTCGGCCTTGCAAATGAGCCGACACCTTTGATTGCATTTGCCTGTTGCTTCCCGTTGCGCGAAACAATGCCGTTAGTGTGCCGATTTTTAAATCGCTGATACTTCGAGGTGTAAGGCGCAAAGGGCGCATCATTCGCATCGACGCCCCGCGTGAAGGTGCGCGTCTTGACTTCCTCAAGTTGCTCACCAGCAAAGTGCTTAAGCTCAGTAATCAGAGCAGCCTGAATATCACTTTTCATCTTCGAGAAATTCGGCGCGCTCTTTATCCTTATGCCCATGAGTAAACCCCCTCGGCCACACGCTGGTCAGCTTTCTCTTTACTCAGCGCAACAAGATCGTGCCTGCAATTGTACCCACCGCCATATATGCCAGCCGGTAAATTGGTGCCGTTATCCCATCCCGCTATCTGCTTACTCGTGAAAATCTTATTCACACGCGCTTTGCAGAATGGTCTTGTTATCCCATCCTGCGGCCCGACATAGGCGAATAAATCGACATTCAATTCTTTGGCTTTTGCCTGCGTGACGGAGCGATAGAACCCGGCTGTTGCCGTGTTCAGCTCTGCGTTGATCTGATTAATGGTTGCACTGGAAAAGTCATCTATCAGAGAATTCGTATCAATAGTTGCGCCGGTTATTACCTGCCGCATAATTGAGGACGATAGCGAATCAGTGACGAGATAAACTTTGTTCGCAATCACTGACTCGTCGAACTTGATCAGCGTTTCAACCATCTTTATGTCTGCGTCAGAGTACAGCAGCGCCGGGTCTTTGAAGTCTTTCAGGCCCTCAGCAATGCTCTTTAATTGCTTGCCGTAGATTGCATCAATCTTGGCTATCTCGTCCTTAAGGCCAGCGGCTTCGAGCGCTGTTTTTAGCGAGCCTAGAACTCTGGCGGCGTTACCTGCGGCAAGGCTGCCATCCTTTAAATTGACCAGCACCTTTCTAAGATTCGAGCCTAAGAACTTTTCCAGCCGTAGAATGAACAGCTCTATCTCTTTGTCCGTCGCATCAATGCGGGACGCTATGAGGCTTTGCTCAGGCGTTGCCATTCGCTAACCCTTTCAGCAGGTCAGTTCTTGTTGGCGCTGGTGTCCCGTCTGGGTTGAGTTTCTGCTGCTGCGGAGCGTCAAACGTGGCCGCATCAATCTCCTTCTCGATGTCGACCTCTTCGCCTACGTTCAGCGCCTTGGCCTGCTTCTTGATCATTGCTTTCAGGAGCGCCGGCACGTTCTTGAAGTACTCGGCATACGCCTGCCAGATTTCCATCTCGCGCTGATAGTCCTCAGCGGTCACGTTGCTATCGATTTCGATCTTCTCTGCAGGTACTTGAGCACCTTGGAGCTCTGCCCAGTGAGCGACAGCGCCGTTGATTACATCCTCGACTTCGCCGATTGTGCTTTCGACCAGGGCGATAAACTCGTCCTTCATTTCGCGTCGAGTATCAGCGCCCGGCGATTCCTTTGATTGAGCAGCGAGCCCATCAATCTGATTGAAAGCAACCTTGAAAGTCCAATCAATCGCCCGCATGATTGCATTCTCAAGCGCTGCGGTGTTGGTTGGCTCAACCGTGGTGACGTTTGCCCCTTCTGGAATGAAGTTGATCAAGAATTCATTGATGAGAATCTTGGCCTTCTCGTCATCGATGCCTGATATGAAAATCTTTTGAAAGGCCGCTGCATTAAGGGATGAGCTCTCAGCGCTCATAAAGTTAAAAACGAGCAGCGCCATCTCGGCAGCGTCTTTTATGAAAGAATCAGAGATTTGCAGTGAAATGGGTACATTGAGAGACTCGAACTGAATATCGCCCGCTAGCTCCCAGTTGGCCTTACCGTCGCTGCCTGCCTTAGCCTTGTATTTCTGCTGAACATACTTGCCATCAAGGCCAAGCTTGTAAACGGTCGACCACGTTTCCATTGTTGGCTTTTCAGTAGCATCAAGCCGCGGGGCGAGCGCTTTGTACTCGGTCCGAAGAAATTGCAGCTTGCCAGTTCGTGCCGGGTCGCTTGAATAGCTCCAGTCTTTTGCTTCAAGCGGATCGATTATATCCATGAACAGGCGAGCGCCCACGGCCTTAGCCTCTGCCCTCGTGCGCGCATGGACATTGGCAGCATCTACAACAACAATCGGCCTGCCGAATTGGATTAGATTGCGCGTTACTTTCTCGCGTATGAATGTCTCTAATGAGGTGCCATTGCCGTCAATGTTCTCAATGCACGCCTCAGTCAGCAGCGACTCAACTGATTTCGGGATCGTTATCTCCCCGCGCATGATGAATGAAGTCCATCGCGAAACGATTGGCTCTATTAAATTCAGGTATCGGCTTCTCAGCTCTCTGATTGCTCTCAGCTTTGCGCCATCGGGGCCTATGCCAGTGCCGAGACCATCAGCCTCAAGCTCATGCAGCCAGAGGTATAACGATGTGACCATAACGGCATGATCGCCGTCATACATATCAGCCCACATCTGCCATTTCGATAGGTTCTTATCGTACTCAGGATGATTTGAAAGCTCGATTTTACTCATCAGTTTTTACCGTAAAGTTTGCTCAAAACCTGTAAATTGCCGCGCTCCTGCCAAGCCCAATACTTCACCGCGTCAGGGTGATGCGTGTGCGTTTCTCCCGCTGGTTTCTCCAGCCTTCTCACACCGTCCTGCCATTTCGTTGCCAATAATCCACGCCGCAGCATTTTGCAGCGCTTGTGTATCAGCAGGACGCTGTTGAGAAACAACCTGTTCAGCGCATCAACGCTCGATGCCTCTGGTGCGACCTGTCTCTGCGCTTTTATGAAAACATACTTGAACCCGAGCTTGTTCAAATAAAGCTTCACATTCTCGAAGTC